GTTCGAAACATATATTAGCGGTGTCTCCGCCTAACCCTACGGGTGAAGCTTTTTGGGACATCGTTAATGCCAATGAATTGGGTACCAAGCCGAAGATTCGGCCTGTGCGCACAGTATGTGCGGCCCAGTTCTCCGTCGAAGAAGTCGAAATCATCGTCTCCTTCGCCGCGATCGAAGCTTGTGACTTGACGAATGTCGAGGAACAGGTCTTCAGTAAGGCCACCTAGAAGCTTTTCCAGGTGGTCTTGGTCGGTAGTCTCCAGCTGATCTGGAAGATGTCCGACTTCATCCTCGAGCTTCCGGCGAATTCGCTGGTACTCTTGGATCCAGGGTCGAGTCTTGAACATTTGTTTAGGACCCGAATCCTTTTCGAGCAGTCGCTGGAACACGGTACCTCTGGTAACTTGTTTGGCGAATGCTTCGACGTCCATCCACCCGCCTTGTTTGGCGAGTTGCTTGGATTCCGCGTAGGTGGGGGCCGGAAACTTTTTCCGCATCTCACTACCTACGATTGCTCCTACCATGTCTGGATACATCCGGAACTGGTTGGAGAGCTCACTCCGATACCAGTCCATCATCGGGATGGACCTATCGGAGATATTCTGGTTCAGCCGGGACAGGAGTCTTCTGGCGCGACTTGAATCTTCACCGGTGGTGAGCAGGTTTACGACCTGCCTCACCTCTGGAACGGCCTTCTCTAGGTGGGAAACTAACTCATCAGGGAGACCGAGGCCGTACCCTCCCAAAATCTTGGGTAGGTGTACGGTGTAGTATGCCTCTGGGTCTTTGTTAAGACTCGGAAGCAGACCGTGCATTCTTCTGATGAAGAGATTTCTTATCAGATCGATGCGCCACCTTGGCCAGGTTTCTTTTGGAACCCAGGCCAGGGTTTTCACAAGTTGCTGCGCTTTACCAATCGCAACATTCTTGTTATCTTTTGCCAGGAGAGTCGTTTGACCTCTTGACAGAAGACGAGCCTTCACCGTGTCCACAATAATAACTTTATCGTGGTCGCGGTGTCGGGGATTGTGAACAAGGTTCCCTAAACAGAGGACCCGTTCACAATATTTCACTGCGAGCGCGGATGTTCCGTGCTTGTCTAGTGAAATCATTGAGCCGGATTTCAGATGATTATCTGTGATCCGTCTCAAATAATCGTTGGGACCAATGGCCAAATGGTCATCGCCACCAACGTGGTAACACCGCCAGGGGAGCGAATTCGCACTACCGGTGGTGTAAAGGAGATGGTCCTGATCGGAATACTCCAGATAGGCCAACTCCTCTACTGCTAAATTTAGCAGTGTCAATGACGGCTTGGCAATTGCCTCGCCCATCATGACCCCACGACTGGTGAGGAATTCCTCACCATCCATGGTCACTAGTCTCGGCCCAACTAGGTCGAGAACTAGGTCAATATAGGACCACGACTTAAC